TACGGTGGGTACTACTAAGGCTTAATAATTTCTTGCAATTCGGCTTCAGGTATTTCCTCTTCGATCTCTACAACTTCATCCTTATCAATAAACTTGGGAATACATGTTGCAATAATATCTTTCTTAAATTCCTCACGTTCAATATCTAGCAACATAGTCTCCATACGCTGCTCAATATACTTTTGAAAAGCTAATGGTTTAACCCAAAAGTCATCCGATATCATATCTGCTTTAAGTTCTGCGGCTCTACGCTCTACAACATCAATAGCCTCAATCAAGCAAAGCCACCTAGCGTACTCGTCTTTTTTTAGATTATGCGTTTTATTTCCAACAACCGTAATATTATTTTCGTTCATTTATAAATGGTATAAGAAATACTAAACCCGTTCAAGCACTTTATTTAGCGCATCTTGCCGAGAACAAACCCAATAAGGGTGCTATAAAAAGTGAGGGTGTCAAACTCAACACCACTTTTATGAAGTAGCTTAAAAGTACTTCTCAATACATCGAAGGCATCTTTTATAAAGAGAGCCTTGTCTAAATTATTCTTTTCTTTTAACTGAAGTCTTAATGAAGACTCTAAAACATCAAAAAAGTTTTCAACAAACTCTGCTGTAGTTTTGTTAATGCCTGTAGAGCTTGCAACAGCATTTTTATATATTTTATAAGGGACTTGCCCCTTTGCGAAAAAAAAGTCATTTGCTTCAGACTTAATCTTACTAAGACTCATAGGCGTATCATACCCAGAGACAGGCATAATTTGACTAGCAGGTACCTCTATATACTCCATCAAACTTCCTCCTTTACATTTTCAACTTGTTGTAAAAGTACTTGCGGGTCAGTAGCTACCGGTATAGTGGACAGTACTGTTTTTAATTTAACTAAAACATTAACCGTCTTATTACAACCCGGGCAGTTATATTCGTTCCGCTCATTTAACAAAATAGGGACAAAGCTTTTCACCCCACGATCGCAAGGACACGTAACTGTTGATCCTTGCTTACTCAACTCAGCCTCTCGCTCAACTATCAATCTTTCCTCTTCTATAGCTAACTTTTTCTCTGTATAGTCTCTATAAAAATAAAAACAAACAAACTGTAGCGCAACAAAAAAACCTAATGCGCTTAGAAAGTTAACATGCAAAAAGGTAAATGGCCAAGCAAGTACACTACCGACTAGAAATGTAAGGCCGAAACTCGATAAGAGCCTAGTAAACATGTATTAATAATATACGAAGCTTACTCTTTTTCAACTATCTTATTAAGCTGTTCTGTACAAGAAAATATAGCATCTTGTATGGCTTCCATTTTCTTGTTTAACTCTCTAATAGCTTTTATACCTTCTACATTATCTTTGACAACAGGGTTCACTAGACTATTTTGCAGTTGACGTCTAAAATCAGCACATTTCACAAAAATATCCCCAAGATAATCTAAGGCAAGTTCTAAGGGAAATGGTAGTCTTTTTGGAGCATTTGTGGTATTTCTATATCTATTAACAATATCCGCAACCGTAATAACCTCGGGCTGTAAATCACGAGTAGCTATGCCGCTTACCCATTTATTATATAATTTCTGTGAATCTTCACTTAAAACACTAGGCCTTTTGCTCACATATTATTTAATAAAGCTCTAATATTATTATCGTAAATAATAAATATAATATGAGTCTTTTCCAAAAGGAGTTTTTAGCCGTTCTAGAAGCAGATGAAAACCAAGCCGCACCAACAGATACTGCTGCAGCTGAGCAAGCAGCAATGCAACAGCAGCTAGATCCAACCACCGATCCTAAGGCACTTGATGCAAATGCGCCACAAGGTGTTGATCAAGCACGTGCAGGTCATAACGCAGCACAAAAGAAAATTCTCGGTACATGGATTAAGCAAGTAGCAGATTTTGTTGAGTTTTTAAATGGTGTGAGTCCTAATAGCGTTCAATCACAACTTTTCAATAGCAGCTGCGATACACTTTTCGAGCGCATTTCTACAAGTGAAAAGAAAAGAATTTCTCGCGTTGCTATGGAATTAAGTTCCTTTAACGAATCGTTAAAAGGCTATCTCATATCTGGTGACGAATCTTAATTTATTTGCGCAAGCGTAACACTACCCTTCAATCCACTATAGGTATGTTCAAGAATAAATTTCTCTGATATTTCTGTTATATTGTGCTTGATACAAACATCATTAAGATCTTTTATTTTGCCTAATTCTGTTGGCCATAGAAAGACACTGTGACCCTGCTTAAGTAAAAAAGCGGTCTTCTTTTTACTAGCTTTATCAACACGCTGATTGTCTAATATCCATATTTTGTTAAGTAGATTAAACTGACTTAATTGATTTTCTTGCTTCTGTGTGAATACTGAACCCTTGCCTTCATTAATACCGGCAACAGCCACACCGTTTTTTACGAAGCATGCATCCAAAGGACCCTCCGTAATAAAAATAGCTTTCCGCTTCACATCTACTCTATCGATACCAAACAAAGTCTTTTCACTATTTTGCTTTGAGAGGTACTTCGGCATAGGGTGTGCATTATTTTCTATCAAGGTGCGAGATTGATAGTGTACTATTTTACCATCAACGTCATAAAAAGGAATAATCAATCTATTTTTATGAACTTTATCTGTAAGACTAACCCAGAAAGTCTCCGGTCTATTGCAGGCATTGCTAAGGCGTCTTGTAGTCAGTAACTGTAATGCTGCTTTTACATATCTATTATCTTTATGGTATTGTATTTGTATACTATCTGAGAGGTTAATACTATCTTCAGGAAGTACACTAGTAACATTTTCAACAGCAGGCTCCTTAATATCGTGCACTAGATCTTGTGTATAATTGTCAGGGGTAGCGGAGAACTGATTGTTCTCTCGCATTATCTCAACATAGGTAAGATTAGCCACAGTCTGGATCCATCTCACAGGTCGTACACTTAAGCCGCAATTATGACAGAAGACTAAGTTCTTTTTTATAATATAATATAGACGTCGCTTCTTACCCCATGAATTGCCCTCACGACATGTAGGACAGCCACCGCTATACGACTTGGTTATCTTATTATATTTCGGATACCCAGCGTATTGGTAGAATTTAGAAACAATATAATCTTCGTTTAGTAGCACTACTATAGTATAAAGGAATAATTGATAATATCAATTATCAATTAGCTTCTGGCTTAATATCTTCGATACTAACTAAACCCTTACGGATAAAGGTACCGCTGGCGGGATCAATCCAATGTGCTTCTTTATGCAATTTATTACCAACAATACGTTCAACAATTCTAGGCTCCACAGGCTGACCGCTAATCGGGCTAGCTATCTTACAAGGTCTTACGTAATCCATACATTATTTATTCTCAACCACTGCCTTATCAACAGATTGGGCTCGCTTCTGAGACCTAGTCTTTTTATATTGTTCTATACAAACTGTATAGATGTCAGAGGGTAGTTGCTCTACTAAGGTTAGAATTTTAGATTTAATGCTTGATTCGAATACCTTTTTAGGTACTTCTCTAATATGCATTTTTGGTAAACTCAAAAACATATATACTTCATTTTGTTCTTCTGTATATACAAAAAACTCGCCAATATAATCACCAGTAGTAACGGCAAAAATATCCCTCTTACGTGGCTTTGATTTATTTCGAAAGAACATTTCTTGCAAAAAGCGAAATATCTCGCTCAAGTGATGTTATGGCTGAGGGCAATTCTAAATTATAGCTACGCAACTTTTCTGTACTTAAAACACAGTTGCTTCTATTAGCGACCGTGTTGAGTTGCTCAATATCAATAAACTGCCAATCCAGATTTACCACATCATACTTCTTTAATAAATTAGTTATTTCTTCCGCATTAAACGCTCCAGGATTGACCACGTTGATAGGACCGGACGGTATTTGTTTATAGATGTAAAGGAACTTACAAATAAATTCATTTAAATCATTCGTACTTGTTAAACTGTTTTTCATGCTTATAAGATTACTGTATTTGTAAAGCTTATTAAGATAATTTTTTGAAGCTAACGAACTGTCAAAGGGCATTCTGATACGCAAAATATAACCATAACAGTTTTGAAAAATTGTTTCACATGCATGCTTGCTCTTACTATAAAAGCTACTTTCATTATTAAAAAGACCGAAATTAGGTTCATCTTCTTCGGTGAATTCTTTTTCATAACCGCTATAAATACAACCGCTGCTAACTTGAATAGTTGGTATAGCAAAAGCATTACTCGACAGGACAATATTTCTCGGAACTATAACATTCCAAAACCAACACGCTTGTTTATTTTTCTCACAAGCATCGACATTCGGAGAACCAGTATAACCTGAACAGTTGATTACTGCTTCATATTCATTCGAGTGTTCTTTTAAATATTTTTGTAGAATTACTGGTGATGTGTAATCGAGCTGGTCTCTACTAAAAAAATCTACCTTAACATTATTGCGTAATAGTGTCTGCTCTAAACTCGTACCAATATAGCCTCTTCCCAACAATAAAATTGACTTCATTTCTCGTCAGCGCTACCCGGGTTACCTACTACATTAAAAATAAAACGATTTATAGCTGCCGATAATGCATCTGCATCCATTTGATTTTTTGCATGAATTATATTAACTGGCATACCATTAATATCATATCCTAAGACAATAAACGCGCTCAAATACTCAGAGATTAAACCAGTTAAGTTCTGAAGATTTTTAGATTTTTCATTCTTAAGTTGACCATGCTGCGCCATGTAGTCTTGTATAACAGAGCGAATGAGATCGTCAACCTGACCTTTATTCTTATGAAGATTTGAATCTGTTTGCTTCATATTTTTAGAGTCTTCCTTGTTATTTTTTTTGGGATGCTTCACTACTATATTTAGGGCGCTCAGCATAATAAGGAGAATTTTGAGGTGTATTTGCAATACCTTTACTAAGCAGATAGGAGATAATAACTTCAATGCTGTCAGTTTTAATACTGAAGTTACGAGGAATTGCTAACCCACCATCATTCAATTCAAACATAATTTCATTCATGAAGTGTTTATTGTGGAAACATGTAATAAACAAACTAGTAGACCCCGGATTAACAAGCACTGTCCAGCGACGGGGGTCATGCTCACCGAAACCATTGAATAATTTTAACGCAATAAAACCATTATCACGTAATCTCTTCATGAAGTAACCGGGTGTTGTTATTTTATTTTTTGAGCTCACTTGATTAAAGATGACGCTATATAGCGAGTTTTTACAGGACCGTCGAGTAGTTGAAATAATACGACCCCTAATTTTTGATTAATTTTACACTCTAACTGCTTTACTCTCACACTACTAATTATTCTTATCAATTCGAAGTTCAAGCATAAATTTGTTAATTCCTCTCCTTTGTATTCACTAAGGGGTATCGAAATACTGTCAACATTTTGACGAGCTCGATCCGTAAGGTCACCAAAGATCTTTCCTTCTTTTGAATATAGATATAATTTGTTACTCTCTGACGCAAAGGTAGACCCTCTAAGCAGTTCGATTAGTGATTTATATTGAATAACAAACTCAATTGGAAAATTTAAACTAGCTATTTTTGATACATTTACCTTGGGCGCAGTAATGATACCATCTTCAAGCAAATGATATTTAAAGCGTATCTCAGGACCGCTGTAGTTGATATTATTTTTATCTACAGTAATCGTAAAGCTATCTGTACTGATACACTCAAATGCCTTGATAACCTTTTTAATGTCTGAAATATTTAAATGAATAGGAACATCAATATTAGTATCAACTTTGTACTGTGAATGAAGTATTACTGAGGTATCAGAAGTACAAACTAGGCTTGAAAAACCTTCCCCATCCAAAGTTACGACACAACTATCATTTAGCTTGCCTAATGGCTGTAGAAAGCCATTTATAAAGAGTTTTTTATCAGGAATATTTACATTCACAAGGATTATTATATACTACAAAAACGAAAAGCAATCAGGTTGTTTTAAATAAGTCAACAATACGGTCTAACCTATCAAGAATACGATCTAACTTATCATTGATAGTGGTGGGTGTTATCGGCTTATTAAAATCAAAAACTAATTGATTTGGATCTTCAGCAGGCTGCTGTACTGTAACTGCAACTGGTGGCGCTTGTTGTGACTGTATTACAGGCTGTTGTACAACCTGGATAGGATTAAATTCAATTGTTGGTTGAAGGTTAGGCTGTTGAGGCGTTGTCTGATCTGTAGTTATTCGGAAAACATTCTGCAAATCTGTTTTAACACCAGAAATGTTCTTAGAGGACCCAACACTTTGGCGGTCGATTTGCTTGAGCTCAGCTAACGTAGTACCAAGTAATGCCATGATGGCATTCTTGCCTTCTACACTATTAGGATCAACTGCAACAAGACCGTCAGACATTAATCAAGCCCCTCAAGCAACTTTTTAACAGTGTCATCTTCGAGAACATCTGTTGAATCGGTCGCAGAGGGGGTTGAAGCTTCAGACTTATTCGCTTTAACCGGCTTGGCATCAGTGTCAGACGCCTCCGATGAACAATAGTAATGCTCATCGAGCATCGATTTCAACTCTTCGTAACTCTTTACAGTAAAGACTGACTCGAGATCGATAATATTTTTATAGGTATCATCAATCTTACCCTTATCTAACCCTTCAACAGCTCTAGGCATCATAAACTTACTACTAACATAAGTCGGGTAATCCCCCTGCTGCTCTACTTTAATCTTTAGATTACAGCCCTTATCGGTAAGATCAAAAATACGAGCACCGAGATCTTCAGACCCCTCACCTTCAATAGCGTCCATAATAATTTTATGGAGTTGCTTACCATAGCGTACAATCATTACCTTACCGTTATTATCTGGATTAACGGGGTCGTTTACGACATAGGCATTTACCAGCCACTTTTCAGATCGCAAAATAGCACGGGCTTTAGTCTTCTCATCTTCTGTTCCAGTCTTAAGAGTTTTATAACGAACCTCGGCAATAGGATCACGAGCACCAAAAGACGTCGGGCTCACCGTATAAACATACTGACCGGTACAAAAACTAGTCCAGCCAAAAGTATAATAGTGAAAGAATGTCTTGGTTGGATTACCGACATTAGGAAGTAAGCGGACAGTATATGTATTGCCTACTTCAAGTTTCAAAATATCCTTATTACGGGATACGGGGTTATTTTTAGCAAGAGCACCTTTAATGCTCTCGAACATCGAATTGGTAATTGTACTCATATTGTTTATAATATATGATTAGTTTTTAAAATCAAGCAAGATTTTTTTTAATTTTTCGCAAACCAGCAATGGCCAGCTGTTTGGCGGACGTACTGCCTAAAAATTTAGTTCGGAAGACAGAAATGTTGTCGTAGATATCTCCTAAAGTAAATCTAAGCAAATCAGGGTCATGTAATTGCAATTGTTTTTCAAAATTGGCAAATACAAACAGATTATAGATGCTAACATTATGATTTTTAAGATGTGTAATAAAGGCATTTTGAATCCCATCTTTGTAGTTAGGGTAATCATCAACAGCAATTGCCTTTTCGTCACAAAACTGTTGTATGAACTTTAACCCCTTGACAATATTCTTAAGATGATAGCTATCATCAGGTGGTAGTAGCAGCTTCTTCTTTAGTGACATGGTATAAACCTTTATTGCTTTTGGTGAAGAGTAAAAATTTAAATCAAAGCCGCTCTCACCGGGGTAAATTGTATACGGTGCATTAAAAAATTCTGTTACATCAACATTTTTATTTCGTGTAAAGAAGTTTTTGAGACGTAGCACGTGCGGATATACAATTGACTCTTCAAAACCTTCCCACTGCTTTCTGAATCTGAAGGGTAAACCACTCTGGGTTCTAGAAATCTTTAAATATGTATTGTAAATTAGCTTATCTAGTGTCATTTTTTGCGGTGATTAAGATATTTCATTATATATTTGCTCTTACACAAGGTAGGATCAAACTCTAAGAATATTCTAACCGCTGATACATCATCTTCAACATCCATAATACTTTTAAATAAGTTTTTTACTCTAAGATCTTGAAGATAAAGAAGCAAAATGTTTGCAAGATTGTATTTTTTGTTAAAACATATACAAATATAACTGCAAAAGCATCTAAAAAGATGATCTACTTCCTCGCGATGTAAATTACTAAAATTCATACAATTTCAATGACTTACTGAGATTTATAACGTGTTTAATCAAAAGCTAGCTTAGGGATTCTCGCTCATTGACGTCAGTGTCTTTGTAAACTGTATAGCCTCCTCACTCTCATTTATTGTATCATCTTCTGTAATTACTAGCGTGTTATAATCAATCTTAAGGGCAATACTACCGAAATTAGGCCCGAAACGATTTTTTGACATGCCAATATTAATAAGACCGAGTTCTTTATCTTCATCTTTTTGCCAAATAGATATAATTGCATCGGACGTTGTAGCAAGACCGATACTTTCAGAGATAGTTTCCAATCCAGGATTATCTACATTATACCCAGACCGATTTAACTGTGTCGCAGAAACAATTGGACACATAATATCATAACTAATTGCCCTAACTTGCTGTGCACAATACAGAATTCGTTCATAACTATTATTGCCTAGAGGACTGTGTAGCAAATTAAGATAATCGAGCACAATTAAATCAATCTTAATACCTTTCTGCATTAACTTTTTAATAAAACCTTTGAGCTGAAACGGAGTTAATGTGGATGGTGGGAATTCCTTAATAATAATTTTAGATTTTTTACCCTTAGCTATATCTTTTATCTGCTGTTTAAGAGATTCTGACTCTTCTTTAAGATGACTAAGCGGAATACTCGTAATAGCTGATGAAAGTCTTCTTGCATACATCATCTCACTCATTTCTAGTGATACAAGCAATACATTTTTACCCTGCATTGCGACATTTGTTGCAACGTTACCAAGGAAAATACTCTTACCAACGTTAGTTTCACCGGCAAAAACGTACAACGACCTACCATTTTCAAGAAACCCCCCACCTAATTTGTTATCTAACCACCTCCAACCCGTCTTTACACATGGTTCTTCTCTGTGTAAATCAGAAACAAACCTATCAACCTCGCCAAACAACTCCAAACCCATATTTTGAGTTAAGTTTACACCTACAGCCTTTTCAAATTTCTCTAAAAGTTCTGCTGTATTAAGCTGTTTACTGTCCAGCCTCTCGGCTGCTTCAAGTAGCGCGTTATAGACACCCTTTTCCTTGAGAAAAATCTCTGTATTTTCTACCAACTCACTTCTATTGAACTTTTTATCTATATCGGTAAAGGATATTACAAGCTTTTTGAAATTTTCTTTTAATTCATCCGTAGTTAAGTACGCTTTTAACTCGGTATGAGTGGGCACAGTACCATGCTCTTTGAAAAAGCTTACAATAATACGTACAATATTCTTTGTATCAATATTTTTAAAGAACTTTACATCTAAATGATCTATCACAGAAGATAGAAACACAGGATCAACCAAGCAATTATACGCAATAATGTGCTCGTAAAAATCTAGATCTAGAGTTTTCTTAGATGGGCTCGTTATTCCATTTTCGAATGAAGGCTTCATTACTCTTATTCCACTCCTTATCGTTTAAATCCCTTAATCCTGGGCTCTGATGATAGATTAATATAGGCCATACACCTAGTTTAAGCCGGTTCGCGTTGCAAGTCAAGCTAAAATCAATGTCATAATGGTGCCACATGAATTGTTCATCAAATCTAGCTCTGGCACCACGTATTTTTCTGTTATCTAAAGCTAAAAAGACACCATCTAGTACAGCAACCCGTGCAGGTGATGGTCCGAATGTTGTAATAGCCATACTTTCCTCTGAAACTGGGTGAGCTGCAAAGCCTCTATAGTATTCCTTTGAAATCATCCAATGCCATAGATTCTTTTCTTTAATTGTTGGGTTTAAACCACCAGCAACCCCGACAATATCAAAGCGCTTTAAAGCTGCCCTTAATGTTTGCAGATTACAATACTCTAGACTTATGTCATGATGACATAAAATGATAATATCGTATATAGAATTCTCTTTATTTGTTATAACACTATTGTAATACTCTGATAGACCTATAGTTTTGTTATTATAGACGATATGTAGGTCTATATCTTTTAAATCCTTACAGCTACGTTCGAGTAAACAGTCAGAATCAAGCGGACTTATAGCGAAAATACCTATTTTACTCACGAATAAATATTAATAGATAGATATAAATAATCAAGTATTATGAATTTAGATAGCAAACTAATGTTTGAAGCGTATATCACTAGTAAACAACAGATTTTAACTGAAGCTCCAATTGAAATGGGTGGGGATATTAATGTCGAGCCTGTAACAAAAAAGACTTTACCTGGCCAAGGCAAGGGGTATGGTGCCGGTGCTATTACTAAAATTGCAGCAGCGCAAGGTAAGTCTGAAGAAGATGTTGCAACAGAGATGGCAAAAACGGTTCTAGATTATACAAAAGAGAAAAAAATGGTTGATGGTAAGGAGGTTTACTACTTCCCTGGTGATCCAAAGACATTCATTAACGAACTAACACCAGTTTTTAAAGATAAGTTTGGTATTCCTGCTTCCATGGCCGGATTTACTGTGAATTATATTTTAATATATCTATTAAATGCTAAAAAGACTTCTGGTGGATTAAAAATGGATGCACAAAAAGTAAAAGCTGCAAAAGAAATGAAAGCTGCTACAAAAGCCGAACCAAAAACAGAGACTGTGTATGAGATTGATAAGGCTGTACGTATTCCTGAGAAAAATTTAAGAGCTCTTGTGCTTAGTCTGCCTGATGATGATGTGCCTGAGCGTGAAATCCTGTCAGTTGTAAAAACAGCTTTGCAAGAGTATAATGAAACACCTGGCTTGGCAAAAGAAGATGCAATTAAAATGAGGTCTCTTGAAGTTGTAGACAAATTAACAGAATATGGTGTACTCAAAACAAAACAAATTGAAAAGGCCCAAGCTGAAGGTGAAGGCTCTGGAGAAGTAGAAACTGTTGAAGATTTTCCTGAAGGTGATGACATTTACTCAGCAGCCAAACAAGAATTTCGCTTGAGAGATACACCAGGTGATAAGAATTACGGTGACTTCAGTTAACTGAAGAACGGGCTATTAAAATCAAAATTTGCCACTGAAGTTAGTCCCTCTGGGGTTACCTCATACACAACACCTTCTTCAACAGCTTCACTTCCTTTGAACTTTACACTACTAAAGGTATTATCAATTTTATTTGCAAACAAAGTACTGCCACACCTGGCTATATATACCCCCCTGTAGTCAGTGTTTATAATCCATAAACCAAAAGTGCCTTCAAGGTGTGAGAGAGCAGTTGAAATTATCTCAACTGAATGGCCCTGTGAATTGACAGCTTGCTGGATCTTGTATAACATAAGTGGAATGGTGCTCGAATCTACTGGGTTCTTCCACTTTGGATCAAACTGTTGCTTAATTTCATCAAAATTTGTCAAAACACCATTGTGTGCTACAATCCAATTCTCTGTATTGAAGGGGTGAGACGTTTCCCGGGAATACTTTCTCTTCGAAGAGGTTGGTGCTTGTGTATGTCCTAGTAAATAGAGCGGAGACATCCCAGCATCTTTCAAGCTTTTCTTAATTTCTTTGTCCATATCTTTAACAGCAACAGTACCACTCCAGCGATGTACAATAACATTGCTGTCTGTGGTTAAAATGGCTAAAGATGTGGAGAAAGTGCCGCGCTTGCGGTTTAAATCGTAAAGATCTAAGAATTGTTCTTGCTTAACAGCGCCAAAAATACCGCACATTTAAGTATTATAGTCATCATAATCGATTTTTCTACAATTATACTTCTGCCACACGTGAGATAAGTCTTGTTTGTATGATTGTGGGTCAATGAAACCTGCATTAGCAAAGCCTTTAATACGCAAAGCGCTGCTTGCAGAATTAGCATCCGCTTCAGTTTCTCCTGAATAGCAAGTATATGTCTTACTAAATTTAACTTTTAACCTTACACCCTCTTTAATAATGTCAGCCTTGACCATCTTTATTAACGGTGCTTCTATTTTAATTTGAACTTCACGATTTAGCGCAAGCACATCGTTAATCGTAGGCAAAAATTCTGGACTTGCATCCCAATAACCGGCCAAGCTGTCAACTCCCGTCGCGCCATGATATACTTTAACCGCACCCACCGCTTCAGCATAAGCAGCAGCAACACTCAAAAACATCATGTTACGGTTAGGCACATACGACTTGGGTTGCGCCTCACCAGCAACCTCTCTTATATCAGGCGTATCAATATCATTGTTTGTAAGGCTGCTTGTTGGAGCTATATCTCTTATAAACCGTACATCAATAGTCTTAAACGCACCGCATTTTTTTTCATTGGCATGGTATGCTGCTAATTCCAATTCACGTAAATGGCGTTGACCATAATTAAAGGCAATTGCAAATACATTCTCTGATCCCGCCTCTTCACATGCTTTGTATAACAAAACTGTGCTATCCATTCCACCACTTATTGGAATTACAATTTTATTTTGGCTCATGAGATATTTTTGTAAGTTCTGGCGAATATTGTGGAATTATTACACCATCTTGTGCATCTTTTATATTCTCAAATTTTGCTGTACGTGCTCTTAGCTCGCTCGAGGAGTATACATGCTGTCTTTTATGGTAAAAAAGCTCAATACCATTTTCAATACAATACTGTTTGCCAGTAAAGTCTCGATCTTTATATTCCTCACTTAAGAAGCGAATGTGTATTGTTTGTGTTTTAAGAAGTTGGAGCAAATCAAACTCCGTTTCATAAACAATTATTTCATCAACATATCGACATGCTTGTAATTGTACAAATCGTTCATAAGAACTTTGCACAGGCCTATTTTTTATACCAGGCCTATCAATTGTTGGGTCTATCTGTAAAGCAGCAATCAAATGATCGCAATGCTGCTTTTCCATCTTTAGCATCGTTACATGACCAGCATGCAACAAGTCAAAGGAACTACAGTTAAACCCTATTTTCACACGTCTTCTTTTGAAGATTTAGCAGCTTTTGTACTCTTAGGGGACTCCACAACAACGTCCCCAGTAGCATTACCATACTTGTAAGCAGCTTCCAGCTTTTTATCAAGAAGCGGGATCAACTCTTCATAGAATTTTGAATCTTTAGTAAAGTTCTTTGCATACCCTAACTTAGTGCCATCAGGTTTTTGGTATGTGGCACCAGTTTGAATAATGAGGCCATGATTGACTGCCATCTCAAGCAAACCACTATATTTGTCTAAACCGGTTAGATAATTTAACTGAATACTTGCTTCTAGAAATGGTGGAACAAAACGATTTTTCACAGTTAATGCTCGCAATGTTGCACCGCTGTAGTTTTTTGCTTCTGGAAGAATAGTATCATCTTCATTATTTGCATCTTGCTTTTCATTTCTCTTGGCCAACTGTACAATGACACTAGCCATATACAATGGACCACTACCACCACTCTGACTTTGTACTAAAGAAGGATACAATGAAGCAGGATCACTGTAAGTGTGGTTAGTCATTAAGATAGTAACACCAGCACGGCCCGCTTTATAGGTCAAAAGACGTAACAAACTCTTTAGCCCCTTCGCTCTTGTGCCCATGTCAGAAGCTCCCTTGTCTTTCTCAGCATCAGATACTTCTTTACTACTTGCAAGATTGCCCAAGCTATCCAAGCTGATAATAAATTTACCTTGCATGTTGTGCTCAACAATACTATCAAGGAATGTACTAATCTGATTTCGTGCATTTTCTACTGTATATACCGGCACATATTTGGTTTTATCGGGGTCTAGACCAACTCCTGCAGTGGTATTCTTATCAATGGCAAACTCTGTATCAAAAATAACTGGAGTTATGCCCTTCTTCTGGGCAATACCAAGAATTTTATTGACCAACAGAGTTTTACCTGTCTGCGAGGGGCCAGCAAAGATAACTAGACGGCCCTTCGGGACACCACCGTCCTTTAACTTACCAGACACAATTGCGTTTAATGCATAGCACCCGGTATCATACCAAGTATCCACGTTACAAAGCGCATTCTCCGAGAGAAATGTTGCTTCTGGGTTAAGCGCGTCTAACGATTTAAATGCTCTTGAGAGTATTTCGTCTTGGTTCATTATTCGTCAAATAGCTTAATTACTGGTGCGTCTTTGCCTTTGCCTTCGTTAACCGGCTTTGCAGCGGCAAAGATTCTTGTATACTGTTCGCCGATCTTTGGATCTAGCTTTACAGCAGACGTGACAATGCTATTTTTCGAGAAATTAAATACTGCTCCTTCATTTCTCGATTTCTCCTCAATAAATTCCTTAAAAAATAATGGAATCAATTGAACTTGTAATTGTCCGCTCTGATTAGGGCTAACATGAAGTACTGCTGGATTCTTTACAGAAAGACCAGCTGCATCTTCAGATACCTTCTCAGCTAGGACTGTTTGACCGACATGATTAATGAATACTGTTATATTGCTCATAAGATTAATATAATGGCTCTTTTGAGAAAATCAAGCACCAAGTAGCTCAAAAAGATCACATTGTGTGGCTTCACCGGGTTTTCTTGGTGACCAACTAACACATTCATAAAATCTTTCTACAGCACTATAGATAATTTTTTCAAACATTAGCTCTGTATCTGGCTGGAAGATCTTCTCAAACTCTTCAGGGTAATAATATTTGTAAGCAATTGCATTAATACCGTATCTATTCGGCTGCTTTACATAAAAATATCTAATCTTGTCACCACTACCAATAGATTCATATTTTTTATCTACGTTAAGGGTCTTCAGAAGCATATTATGGTGATATGCTGCTTTTACGTGTATAGGCATTGACTTGACCGTCCTAAACCCATCACATTTACTAGAATACTTCTCATACCCTTTCAATCCTGTTACGAAAGAAAAATCGCTAATCGGAAGCCCTTGGAACACATCATAAGCCTCTGTAATCACTTCATTAGTCTTTTGCTGATCTTGTGTGAGTAACATAGTCTCTACAATTTTCTTAGCTAGCGGCTTGATTGGAGCAGGCATAGTAGTACGGGCAATCTCTACACCTGTGTACTTGAACTTATTACATGGTATACCCTCTTCATCTAGCACACGAATAACATAGCGTTTTTTCTGTAAAAATAGACCAACATCACAAATTACCTCACGCTTAAAAGTAATTCTACTATCAAGACTGTTGAGATTTTTTTCACACCATACTTGTATTTGCTGATTGAGATGCGTTTCAATACCATTTACTAAATTATGAAATTCTGGTGTAATTTTAGACTTACTGTCTATCGCATTAATATTGAGAGTCTTGACTAAGCTCTCTAGAGAAATATAACTAGAATCCGTATCATTATAGATAATTGGCGTATTTTTTTCAATCTCTTCAGCACTTAATCCAGACTTTTGTTGGATATAATCTGTTAAAATCTTATTGCCCTGTTTAATAACCGCTTGACCAGTCAGAGTAATGCTTCTGGCCAAATCATCATCGCCTAGAGGGAAAACCTTATTACCTAACGCACCGTAGACCGTATTAATAAAAATCTTGATTGTATGTTGTTTGATATTCAAAACAGAGAGTTTGTCTTTCAGTTCTTGATACATAGGGTCCTTTTTATCTAGTTCTGATAATTGTCTCTTAATTTTCTTATGCTCCTTTCTCACCTGCACACGAAGCTTATAGTACTGGTCAACCATTTCCGGTATAATGCCCTTATGCTTCTGACTAAAGAGTACTTTTGCTTTACTG